TCGTGAATTAAAATCGGAATTTGTAACCAGAGAAACATTTGATAACGAAGTCAAATTTATGAATGAAAAGCTGGATAGAATCGAAAAGCTATTAATTAATCAGAAATAATTATGCCCTGCTGTTATCCCTACCTTGTACTCCTCCCACGTATACCCATTATGCAGGGCATAGATTTATGAATTTCGCTGAAATAGGAATGATTGGAGTTGTGGCGGTCTTATTTACAGGGTTGATTAAGTTTTTACAAAAGACAATGATTGACAAACTGGATAAGGTAGAAAAAATTACAGTTAAATTAATTGATCGGTGGAACACATCGGACATACAAACCGATATGAGACATGAGAGAGTGCTTGAAGAAATTAGTAAGATTAAAGAAGAACTGCATTACTTGAAAGGAAAAGTAGGATGAGTGATTATTTAACATGGTCTAATGGGTTTTACCTGTTAGGATTGATTTTGGCAGGTGTAGCGACCCTTATGAGTGCGAAATATCGAATAGTGATGAAAGAGGTCGGTGATGTAGTAAAAACGCTGGAACAGGCGAATAAGGACAATAAGGTTACAAAAGCCGAAAAAGAAAAGATTATGAAAGAAATGCTCGATGTTTTAAAAGCTGTTATTTCGTTGAAGTGGAAGATATTTTAGTATGAATCTTGCTGTACAGAATCCGTATATAGGGTTTAAGGATGCTGATGGTAATCCTTCTCCTCCTTTACCTAAGCAGGTCGAAGCGTTTAATATGTTGTCTAAATGTAAGCATTTTATGTTTGCAGGGTCTTTTGGTACGGGTAAGACGGAATTTCTTGTTCAGGCGGCAATTAATGATGCGTTAAAATATCCAGGTAATGAAATATTGATGGGTAGAAAGAGGCTGGATTGGTTTGAATCGTCTACATTGCCGATACTATTAAATGCGTTACCGCCGGAATTGATTATTCGTCATGATAAGCAGAAACACAATATTTATCTTAAAACAGGAGGAAAGCAGTCGGTTATTTATTATCGTCAGTTAGATGCGTCGAGAGAGGCTATTAATCAGATTAAGAGTATGAATTTAGGATTATTTGCACCGGATCAGGTAGAGGAATTAGATGTTGAGGTGTTTCAGGCAGCAATAGGCCGTTTGCGTAAGCAGAATACGCCGAGGCAGTCAGTATCTACGTGTAACCCGGCAGGTCATAATTGGGCTTGGAAAAGATGGGTGTCGAAACAGGGGGGGCAATCGTATGGATACATTGAAAGCAGAATGTGGCGTAAGGAGAATCCGCCGCCTGTATGTCAAAACGATGTTACGCTTGCTACAAGTGATAATCCATATTTGCCGTGGGATTATATTGCTGATTTAATCAGGGATTATCCCGATCATTGGTTAAACAGGTATGTATATTGCGGATGGGATAATTTTGAAGGATTAGTTTATCCGATGTGGAATGAGCAAATTCATGTTATTAAACCGTTTGATGTTCCTGATTGGTGGAATTGGTATATACCTATGGATCATGGGCATAGAAATCCTACGGCTGTTGGATTTTGGGCTTCTAATGGTGATGGGGATGTATATTTAGTTGATTTGCATTACAAGGCGGATAAATGGGTGGATTATCATGCAATGATGATTCAGACGATGATGCAGAAACATTCTTTAAATATGGAGGATATTACAGCATGGCCTGCAGATCCATCAATATTTAGTCAGCATACGGAAGTTACGATTGCAGATGAATATGAAGATTTGGGAATTTATTGGGATAAGGCGAATAACGATGTTTCCGGTGGAATTAATCGTGTAGCAACATATTTAAAGCCGGATGAGAAATTAATAACTCCGCAATTTCCTAAAGGTAAGCCAAAGATGTTTGTATTTGAGAGAGAGTCTACCATGCCGTTTTTAGATGAAATTGGTGAATATCATTGGGAGGATATTTCTGTCAGGGGATACAATAAAAACCGTCCGGAGAAGCCGAGAAAAAAGAATGATCACTCTATGGATATGATGAAGTATTTAATTAATTATATAGAAGATGCAGATAAACCGGTTATTAAAGAAAATTTGAAATGGCTTCGGAAACAGCAGAGCAATGAGAAAGCGTGGATGGGAATATGATGGAATTAAAAGAACTTCAAAGCCAGGTAGATTGGCTGCAGCAGTCTGATAATGATTTTCAGAAACGTGCTGAAAAAGCGTATGGATATGTTGTAGGCGGAAAACATCAATGGGATAATAATATATGGGATGATTTGATTAATGATAAGCGTACACCGTTGTCTCTTAATATTGTTGGTCCGAAAATAAATTTACTTTATGGTGTACAGACTATGAACGCAACCGGATGGAAAGGTGTAGGAGTTGGTGGAGAAGATGATGATGTTGCAATGCTGGTAACGGCGTTATTGATGTATGAAAATCGTTCTAAGAAGATATTTAATATTTCCAATCGTGTATTTAAAGATATGATTACGTGTGGCCGGGGATGGTTTGATTTAACAGCGCAGAAGGGAGAAGATTTTTTAGGGGAGAATGTTTTAAGGCGTGAATTACCGAGTTTAGTTTTTCCCGATCCTGATTCTATCGAGATGGATCAAAGCGATATGATGTCTATTGCTCGAATGAAATGGTATCCGTTAAAACGGGCAAAATTGATGTATCCTGAAAAGCTGAAACGAATTAAGAAAGTATCAGATTTATTGGATTATGAACCAATGTTAAAATTTATTACAGAAGGTACAGATCAAAGTGAACATGGTGGCGATTATGGTACGGATGATAATATAATGGCAGTAAAGTATTATGATGATGTTCGTGAACGAATTAAGATTGTTGAAATTTGGAATAAAGAGTATGAAAAAGTCTGGTATGCCATGTCTAACGGCAGTGTTCCGGATGTAATGAAAATCGGGAATGTAGATCAATCTAAAGCAGAAAAAATTGTAGCTGAAATTAATCAACAGTTAGACGGGCAGGATGTTTCGTATGGGTTGCAGTACAAAAATGAAGGTGTTATTTATCGTGATGAATTTTCCGGTCAAGTGCATTTGGTAGAGCATGAAAAGGAAATTTATGACCATCAGCAGTTTCCGCTGGTATCTGCGTATGGATATTCTGAATTAGTAGGTGAAAAGAATGAAAATTATGGTATTGTGTTTAATATGGAGCCGGCGCAGGATGAAAAGAATAAACGTCGCTCAATGGCCGTAGATTTGATTTCTCGATCTCCAAAAGGGGGAGGATTTTTTAAAAGTCGTGGTAAAAACGCTGAAAGTGTTAAAAGAGTGTCGGAAACGGGCGAATGGGTAGGTGTTAATGATCCCAATGACTTTAAACCGCACGTAAACAACGCTAATCCGGCGCTGGTGGCGATTTCTTCACTTGAACAGGCTGCAGAGAGGGATAGCGAAGAATTGTCCGGTGTGAACCGTTCTATGATGGGAATAATGCAGGGAAGTAAAGAATCAGGTGTATTGGCCAGGCAGAGAATTGCACAAGGGACAACCGGTGTACAGGAATTATTTGAACATTTGGATATTTCTAAAAGACGGGTATTGAAGATGATGGTATCGAATATTGGTCAATTTTGGACACCGGAAAAGGTGATGGAAGTTGTAGGGCAGGTACCTGGTTTTGAACCGGATGAATTAACGATTGCAGCAGTTGAATTATTGACGAATCCAGAAAAGACATTGAAATACGATGTTATTCTTGATGATGGCGAAAATAGCCGTACAGCCAAAGCAGCCAATTTTGCTTCGATGATTGAAGCGATACAGTATGGTATTCCTATTCCGCCGGCGGAAGTAGTTGAAACGTCTCCATGGGCGAATAAGAGGCAGATTGTTGAAGGATTGGAGCAGCAGCAAATGCAGCAGCAGATGGCTCAAATGACACAGGGAAAACAAAATTGAAGATTTTTTTAACAAACAACGGATACTCTCTATATGGGACCCGTAAGGAGTAACTCATGGATGTAGAAATCCAGGAAAAAGCATCTGAAAGCGAATACAAGTTTTTAGATGAAAGGGATTTAGATCCCGATTATGAACCGTCAAAGGACACAGGCGAATCTTCTCCTGATGATGATAAAGCAGCATTGTCAGATACAGAGGATCAACCTCCAGTAACGGATCAACCGGAGCAACCAGAACAACCTGAACCCCCGCCGCCGGAAACAGAGCAGAACTTTGTAGTGGCAGGTCGAACTTACAAATCTGCTGATGATTTGGCGAAGGCTTTGGAAAATGCTAATTCCAAGATTGCGGGACAGGGACAAGAGCTGGGTGAATTACGGAAACTCACAGAGGAGAATGAACCAGAACCTGATGCAGATGATGAAGAACCGCCTTACGATCCTTATGATCAGGATGCGATGAAAGCGTGGAATGAATGGGATAGAAGGCGAGTTGATCAAAAACTGCAGGCTGAAAAAGTTGAAGCGGAAGCTAAAACCACACAACAGCAGGCTTTGGAAGGGATGTTAAGGGATTTTTCCGATAAACATTCTGATCTTTCTCCTGAGGAAATGGTTGAGGTTGCGGGAGTAGCCGATCAGTTGATGAAGGGCAATGACGTTATGGAAGTTGCTTTTGGTCAATGGTCGAACAACCGCAGTCAAAACACACCTGGCAAGGAACCCGAAAAATCAACGCAGAAATCCATTGATAAGGCTGGATTAGCTGATCAGCTTCCCGATAAACCGAAAGGTGGAGGCGGGAAGGGCAAAGCCGATTTAACGGCGGAGCGGATTGACGAAATGACACCGGATCAATATGGAAAATTGCCGAGGGATATTCGGGATAAATACCTTGATGGTGATTTTTAAATAGGAGTTAAAAAATGGCTAATGTAGACAAAACCGGTTTAGGGAACAGAATAGTTCCTATAAATCAGGGCGAAAGAGCTGCAGGTCGTGTTGAAGCTCGTAAATTCCTTTATTCTGACTTTTCATCTTCGGGTGATGTAGTTCAGTTGATAGACGTACCTGCAAATAGTTATGTAGCTCGTTTATGGGTAAAGGTTACTACAGCTTTTAACGGAACCTCACCGGTACTAATTGTTGGTGATGGTGATGATCCAAATGGCTATTTAGCTGCCGGTGAAATTGAGGAGACTGCAGTGTCAGTCAATCCAATGGATGCTGCTGATGTTGCAGCCGCTTATGCAGTTAAAGTTGCCAGACCATTTTACACCTCCGCTGATACGATTGATATTACGTTTACATATAGTGGTACCCCGACTACGGGTGAAGCTGTATTAATCGTAGAGATCGTAGAAATACCATAGGAGCTGAATTATGGATACTACTTGGAGCAGCAGTATGAACGTTGAACGATGGCGCAAGGAATTTGCTTTTGAAGCTGCAAAACTTGATTTTTTAAGTAAGTTTGCAGGTCCGAGCGAAAACAGTGCGATTCAAATTGTAGACGATCTTAAGGCTAAAAAAGGCAGTACGATTCATGTTGACCTAATTATGAAGCTATTGGGATCCGGTGTAACCGGGGACAATATAATGGCTGGTAATGAGGAAGATTTGGTTCAGTACGAACAATCAGTTGTGGTAGATCAGTTGCGGCACGGTGTAAAGTCTAAAGGAAAGATGGACAATAAAAAAGTCCTTACTGATTTCCGGAAGACTGCTTTGCGTCAACTTAAAATCTGGTTTAATGAAAAACTGGATTCTGACTTGATTACCGTTTTAAGTGCTTCCCCTACCCGTACTTTAGGTGCGGATAATGGTGGAACGCCTCGTATTGATAGCGCTTCTAAGTCCGGTTTAGTAGCAGCGGATGTTATCACGATTGATGATATTCGTTTGTTGAAAACACTGGCGACCAATCCTTACACATCTACACATCCGAAAATACGTCCGATCAAGAATAATGGTGAAAACTATTATTGTTTGGTTATTGGTTCTGAATCTGCTTATGATTTGAAAACAAGTTCGGCGTATAATACGTTGATGCGTGATGCGTGGTGGAGAGGTGAGAAGAACCCATTATTTCATGATGCAAAAGTTGTTGTGGATAATGTGTTGGTTCATGAATACGAAGGGATCAGTCAATTTGATGATGGCGGTGGATCAACAGTACATGGTGAAGTCAATTTGTTTCTGGGTGCGCAGGCAGGTGTTTTCGCAAGAGGCGGAGATCATTCCTGGCATGAAGAAACAGTTGATCGTGGTAATAAATTATCTGTTACAGGTGGATTGATATATGAACTTGCGAAAACCAAGTTCAATTCAATTGATTTTGCAACAATAGCGTATTACACAGCCACTACTGACCTTAGTGCATAGTTAAGTGTGTTGAGGGAGGTTTAACCGCCTCCCTTGACATTAAAGAGAAAATAAAATGGCAAATTTAGATCAGCAAATATTAGATTATTTTTCAGAAGTTATAACGACTGGAGATTTGACGTTAACTCAGGCAATGCTTGATCAATGGGCGACAGATGGCAAATTGACTGTTATTAGTTATATGCCGGATGAGTTGTTGGATGCGTTTACAGCAGATTCCGGAGATAAAACAGCAGACGGATATGCAACGAAAGTAAATTATGTTGTTAAGGTTGTAAGGGAGAATAATATAGATGGTGACTATGTAACGTGTAGGAAAATATCGTCTGTGTCTGCATTTGATTATGAAAATATTGCGTCTACATCAGATCCTTATTATTATGTTGAAGCTGCAAGAATATATGTACTTCCAACACCCGGAGCATCTCCAAATGCGTTTAAAGTTTTTGAAGTTGATATTGATGATGTGGATGTAAGTGGAGCAGCTACAATTACTAATTTTCCAAAAGAATTAACACGATTTGTAGTATTGTATGCAGTTATGCAGGGAAAATTGCGGGAAGCTGCTAAAATGCGGAGGGACGGACAGGATGAATTTGAGGCATTAACAACGGATTATGGTGGGGATTCTCCTGTATCTACAGCATTAACAAATGCAAGAAATATTTTAAGTAATAACATTCCTTCTTCCGGCGGGGATGTGTATGATGTTATTGATACAGATGAAGATGCCGGCAGGGCGTCTACATTAATGAATGTTGTCTCAACAGAAATCAATAAAGCCGGGGCTGAAATGACAACATTGGATAAAGATGCAGCAAACAGGATGCAGCGTGCAGGGGGTTATTTTAAACAAGCGTCAAGTGCTTTAAATGATTATGCAGTGTTTTTTGCTCAATTTGACAGTGGATTAAAAAGGTATATCAATGTTAACTCTTAAAGAATTACGAGCGGAAATAAGACGAAGATTGCCTATGATAGATGGTGTAATTATTCGTAATGCTGAATTAGATCGGGCTATTAATAAAGCATATAGAGAAATGGTTAAAAAGGGTGATTTATTAAAAGATTCAGCTTTGTCATGCGGGATAGACGATCAGGAGAGATACGATCTTACATCATCTATAATATGGCTACCGGATTCGGGATTGACGGATTCAACGGCAAATACGAATGAAGCTGTAGATGCTACAGAAACGGTTATTGATGTTACAAGTGATGTTTTTTCTGCAAATCAGATTATTAAAATTGATAGTGAAGTTATGTTTATTACTGCTGCAGGAACGGGAGATATTACTGTAATTAGAGGCGTAGCTAATACAACAGCTGCAACACATACTACAGCAACAGATATTTATATTGGGGCTAAACCGGTAATACTTAAAATGCTTCGTGTGGATTGGAATGAGTATGAAGCAGATTTAATTGGAATGAATGAAATAATAAATGTGGATGTAACATGAATTGGTATATAGAAGGTAAAGAATTGGGGTTATATGTAACACCGAATACAAATGATGGTATTCGTATTTATTATGTGAAAAATCCAACAGATTTATCAGCGAATACGGATACAGCAGATGCAATCTTGGAAGATTATGAAGATGGATTAATTTATTATGCCATTGCGGATATTGGTGAACAGATGATTTCACAGGTAAAAGATAAGGATGTGATGAAAATATTGGTAATGTTGATTGCAAGGGCAGAAGATAAATGGCAAAATGTATTGAATAGGGTTGTAGATGGCGCATTACAGAATGTTGGTGTTAGAACTGTTAAAGCAAATTTTAAAGATGTGTAATGCGTGAAATTAGAATTACAGATTTTTCAGGTGGATTAAATACTTATTTTTCTCCGCATGATATAAAAGAAAATCAATTTCAGAAATTTGCTGATATAGATAATCGTAAACTCGGAAGATTGGAAAAGGCAAAGGGGCAGTCTAATGTTTCCGGGCAGGATTCCATAACAGAAACAGTTTCAAGGATTCCGCAGGGAGGGGGTTTTTTTAGTTACCGTACTGAATATGATGATGCTGGAACACCGGCGATAAATCCAAAATTTTGGTGGTTGGTTTTTTTATATTATGATTCAAAATGGTATTTAAAAAGACATGATTCCGCAGATGGAGACAGTGGATCTTGGGCGACGATTCTAACACAAGGTGCTGGAGGTGATTGGACAGGTACTTCTTCGGCGGCTGTTGTAGATATGTATGTTGTTAATAGTATTTTACGAATTTCTGATGGTGAATTTTCTAATAGTCATATCAGTAAATGGTATGGCCATATTAAAAGAGATATTTGGGGGCAAGGGGTTACTTATAATACAAGTGATAAATTTAAACAACCAAGTCAAACGTCTGCTGTAAATACGTGGACATTAAAAGACCAGACTTTAACGCCTCCAACATTAGTTGCTATGAGTTCACCTTTTGATGGGGGTGATAGCGTAGACGCTTCAAACGAAGTGGGGTTATATGTTCATTTTCCTGGTGATTCTACTGGCGATTATAAAGTAATGGACGATGTTGAAACGGATACATTTTATGGAGAGGATAGATATTCTATTAGTTTTGTGTATGATTTTGTTCAAGAATCTGCATTGGCTAAAGATTCTGATGATGTTGTCGGGGTTAGGGCGGCAGATTGGACATCTACTGATAAGAAACGTGTTCCTGTTATTAATACTGTTTTAAATACATCAAGCTGGAATAATCGTATTACAGCAATCAATATTTATTGGAAACCGCAATTTATATCAAGTGTTGAAAATAGTGAATGGTTTTTAATTGGAACATTGGATATAGATAATGGATGGATTAAAGATCCGAGGGGTAAGGCTGTTTCTGAATATACAAGTACACCTTTTACAGTATTAAATATGGGAGCATGGATTCCTGTTCCTGATGTGGCTAATATTCGGAATATTAAAGGTGGCAATGATGGATCAATAATTGCTGTAGGCAGTGATGATATTTCGTGGAAAATAACAACGACATTAAATATTTCAGGAGTCGTTCAAGCGAATGATATTTGTTGGGGCGGAACCAATTCTAATGAGGTTAATTCATTAAAATTGACAGATACACTTATTGGATTAGTGAATAGTGTTGCTGGTACAGATACAATAGGTTTTTCTCCAAGACCAATTACTTATAGAGCTGAAACAGATGCGACACCGAGAACAGATACGAGCGGATCAGGTACAAGGTATGCTTTTTGTGCTGCAATAGATTCAAATAAAATAGCAACATGGTATATGCCAAATGATGGGATTAAATTGGCTACTTATCAAAGTAAAACTGGAAGATTACCTGATGAAGACATTGATCCGGTCAGGTGGAAAACGTCATGCGTAACAGAAAATGGAACAGTGTTTATTGGCAATGTAGATACGTTGGATGAAAATGATCAAACAGTAAGGGAAAGCAGCCGGTTAATGTGGACCATCCCCGGACATCCTGATAGTTTTAATATTACAAGATCAAGAGATTTTGGCAAGGATGATGGAGATAAAATAGTTGCATTGGAATACTGGAATGGGAGAGTATTTATTTTTAAAGACCGTTCAACGTATGTTTATAATGTTTCAACGGGGCAATTTTTTATTGAGAAGCATTATTTTGGATATGGGTGCAAATTTCGCCATAGCGTTACGATTACGCCTTATGGTATAGTAACGTGTGATGCGTCAAGAATTATACTCCATAGTGGCGGAGAACCGCAGGAATTAAGCTATATGTGGCGTAAAACATCTACAACAGGATTAGACAGTTACCAGGATTTAACTTTTTCAAATCCGGTATTGGGATATTCGCCAAATACAAATGAATTATATTTTGTTAATGATACGAGTGAAGATGATGCTGTGTTGTATAAGTACAATTTTGATTTAAAAAGCTGGTCCAAGCAGACAATGGATGATAATATGATTTTAAGTAATTTCCGAATGGGTGAAAACATGGAACCTCTGGCAGCCTTTCATGAACTTGGAGTTACTGATATGGTCAGGATTAAAGAATTTAATTCAGGTAGTGATTCTGCAGCTACGGCTACGGTTAAATCAAAGAAATATGATACAGATGATCCGAATCGTACAAAATTACTAAAACGGGTTTATTGTACATATAAAACGGATGATGCTACAGATACCGGAGAAGATTTGGATCTTGGTGGTCCGTTACTTTTAAATCAAACATCCGTACAAAATTTTAGTACAGATGATTCAATATTTTCCGAAGGAGATTATATTAAAATAGATGATGAAATTATTTTGATTAAAACAATGTCTGCTGGTGCTGTAAGTGAAATTGAAAGAGGTATAGCAGGTACAGTAGATGTACAGCATGCCGGAGCTCCTTCAATTTATCAATCAATAAAGAATTTAACCGTTAAATTGTTTTTTGACGGGGCAACGGCACCGGATGAAACACTAACGTTTAACGCCATTGAATCTTTAATCAATGTAGGTCAAGATAAAGATGATTTTACCGGGAATAAGCAATTTAAGACGATTGAAGTGCAATTAGAATGTTCGGGGGATAAACTGGTAATAGAAGATTTATTAATTCACTATGAATTGATGGGCGTTAAAACATGAGTGAAATAAAAGAAATGGAAATGAGGTTACGATCTTTAATGCAGCCTAAAGTGGTTGCATCATTAAATAGCCTTCCAACAAAGAATGAAGGTGAAGAAAACGAAATGAAAACAGTGTATTACAAGGGGAATTACTACCTTGGAATTAAAATTAATAACTCCTGGAGATACTTTCAGGAAACAAAACTAACGGAGGCCTGATATGGCAAATGGAAGATATATAGTTAAAAAAAAATACGGATATAATGCTCTTGGACAGCGATATACAAAATCGTGGAGAATAATAGATACTCAAACAGGAAAAACGGTCAGGTCAGGTAATCGTGATAATCTTGGTTCTATCTCAGGGATTATACGTGATTTAGAAGCGCAGAATAAAATTGAAGATCAGCAATTAGAACAAAAATCTGACATTGATGAAAAACAAGCTGAATATGAAACATTGATTAAAGAAGGCGGTGCAGAACTCAAAGAACTGGCAGAAACCAAGGCAGCACGGCAAGGCGGATTTATGGCTCAACAGATGAAAAATGCGTTATTGGCTTCTGGTCAGGATCCTACAATGATACAAGCTATTTCAGACCGTGGCAGCGCAGCAACAGAAAGAGGATTGCAGGATGTATTAAGAGGTATTCAGGCACAGACAATTCAACAGCTTGCAGGTGCTAAACAATTTAATCTTGAAACAGATTTAGGGCAGCAGAGATTACAGGATGCTATGACACAATTTATACAGAATCAGCAATTAGAACGTGATAGAATCCAAGCCAGTATAGACATGCAGCCGGAATGGTGGGAATCGGCATTAGGCTCTTTTGCCGGTGGATTAGGGCAAATGGCAGGAACATATTTGACCGGCGGAATGGGAGGAGGCTTACAGGGATTAATGAACAATCTTCGCTATGGTTTAAGCGATCCTTCGCAACCTTATATAACTTATGGAAACAGTCCTTAAAAGGAGAAATTATAATGCCATTCAGAGTTAAAAAACGACCTAACCCATTACAGTCAGCCATGGCGGGATTCATGCAGGGGGCAACACAAGGCGCACAGTATGGATTGCAGCAGGCTATGTTGAAGTCTCAAGCAGAGAAAGATAAGGATAAGGAAGATAGAAAGACTACTGTAGGATTACTGCAAAAAACAGCAACGAAGTTATATAATCCTGAACAAAAAGCAGAAGTTGATAAACTCATATTTGATATTGGTACAGGGGTAAAACCTATTAGTGATGCTTATGCGTTTATGCAGGGGATTACACCAGAAGCGTATGTGAAGCCGGAAAATAAACAAACTCCACCTTTAGAGAGGAAACTTGATCAATATGAAACTCATGTGGATAAATTGTATAAACAAGCTATTGATCCGAAAAACAAAGACAATATTGGTTATATGTCTAAAGAACAATATATAGAAGGATTTTTAGATCCGCAGGTTAAGCAGCATGGTGCAAATATTAAAGCTGAATTGATGCAGGAATCCGGTTTAAAAGTTCCTTCTTCTGCAACAGGAAAAGTTGATTTTTCTTTAGATCAGCAAAAACCACCTGAAACACCAGAAGAAACCGGGGGAGTACTTGTAGATAAAACTACAGGTATTAAATATAAATATATTGGTGGCAATAGAGCCGATCCAAACAGTTATCGTGCGTTAAACTAATGCCTTTTAATCCGGCAAATTTAGTTCCGATTTCAGAATACAAGAAACCGGAAGCATCTTCTTTCAATCCGTTAAATCTTGTTCCTATTGAAGATCAGCCTCCCCCCGGAGCAACATTAATCCCTATTAATGAATCTCCATTTGATTTAACTCCCGTACAGAAATTCCAACAGAAAGAATATACAATAGGGGAGACTCCCGAAGGTACGGAATTTGGTGAGAAATTATCTGTAAAAGATATTGGCAAAGCACAAGCCAGTATTATTCGTCAAACAAGAGACGATGATGAAACTGGGGATATGTTTAGAAATTCTGCAGCCGGTACAGTTAAAATGTTTGATGACTATTTTAAATATCAGGAAAAATTCCCTCAGTATTATCAACAAGCCTATGATCAGTTAGTTAAGGAAAAATTAGGCACAGTTAAAGATCCAGCAAAAACCACTACAATGAAAGGCGAAAGATGGAGCTATCCTGAAATTATGTATGGGGAAGAACATCTTGAAGTAGAGGCCAGAAAACTTGCAAAAGAACGATTAGCAGGGGAAGGATTGATTAAACCCGCTAAAACAGGGTTAAGTACATTAAAAGAAATTGTATCAGATCCAAAAGAGTTTGCGAGAAGATTGCCTTTTATTGGTGGCGGAATTGAGACTCAAGAAGCCCTGGAATTATTAAGTGCTATTAAAGATGCTAAGAATGGCACAGCAGATGAAGAGGATTATCAATTATTAATTGAAGCACAAATGTTAGCAGAGAGGGAAGGGAACTTTTGGGCCCTGGTTGCAGAGATTGCTACTCAACTTCCTGGATATGCAATAGAGTTTTTATTTACTGCTGGTACGGCATCAGCAGGGAAAGAAGTAGTAAAAAGATCTGCTCGTGAAGCAGTGAACTGGATGCTTAAAAAGCAAGGAAGAAAAATTATTAAAGAAGGTGCAGAAAAGTTTGGGCTTCGTGCAGTCCAGGGAGCAGTAGGTACTACAGCAGGAGCATTAGCCAGAACAGTGGATCCTCGAATGTGGCCCAGGATCATGGCAAATACCTCAAAGCAATTATTACCAGACTTTGAGATAAATAAAAGACTTGACGATCAAATAGAGGTTGTTTCAGAGGAGTTAAAACCATTTGGTGATGCGTTATCAGAAGGATTTATGTTAACCTTTACAGAAAATTTAGGAGAACAGTTTGGTGACACATTTGGCTTTGCAGGAAAAGAATTAACGAAATTTGTAAAAGCTAATCCTAAGAGCGTTGTCAGTGGGGTTATTAAAGCCATTATTCGCAAGAATCCAAAGGTACCACCAGAGAAGATCATGCAGGGGGTACGCCAGGCTGGTATTCACAGTGTGCCCGTAGAGATATTTGAAGAAAGAGTTACAGACTTTTTACAAAGCGGTATAGAGGGCCATGAGTTTAAATGGCCTACTCCAGAAGAATGGTTAGCTGAGATCGTTGCAATTGGTGGCTTTGCAGGCGGTGCTCGTGTAATTGGATCTCGCTTAGATAAGAGAACAGTTAAAAAACAAGAGAAAGCAAAAGCCAAAGGATTAAAGGCAATTGAAACAGGGCAACTAAGACAGCTAACCGATCAGGAAGTTGCCGACTTTGCCAGGTCTTTAACCGCAGAAGAGCGGATGGAAGTTGGTAAAGATTTTGAGAATATTGGAAACGTCCTACAGCGTGAGAAGATTCAAGAATTAGCAGAATTTCAAATCCAAAAGACACGGAAAGAAGAAACACAGGCGGCGCAACAACAAGCCAAACAGGACAAACAGGTAACCGTCCCGGAAACCGGCAAACCCGAAACTGTAACGCCGGAAACAATGTTAAGCGGTGAAACGGCAATTACAAAGGTTGAACAAAAGCCACAGGAAAAGAAAGAATTAGAGACGCCGGAAGTTATTGAGCAGTCTGGTCAACTTGAAGTAAATCTGCAAGGGGAATGGATACCTGCAAGTCCGGGAGAAATTGTAGATGGTGAGATTAAAACCTTTATTGATAGACGTGACGGAAAAACATATAACGCAGAGGGGTTGGAGGTAAGGTATAAAGAAGGAGAGCAGGCTAAGGCTAAAGCTGACCCACTTATCGAAGAAGCCAAGAAATACAAGACGGCTGAGGAGTTTGTTAAAAGCCAAAATAGAGGTGTCAATAAAGAGTTTAAGATTGGAGATGTATTAGACCCACAGGGCAATACAAACATGGAAGGTAAAGTAACCATAACCAACATAAAAGGAAATTCTCTAATATTTACAGACTCTAATGGAAAAGAATATGCTGGTATGCAACGGTCAATTGTTAGAGATTTAATTAAAAGTAAAAGCTGGAAAAATATTAGTCAAGTTGAAAGATTTACAGACTCCCAACTCACCGACATCTGGAACAAGGCGAACAAGCCCAAACAGCCTACGCCGGTTGAGGTAAAACCGACGATAGAGAAACCGATTGAGGAAAAACCGGGGCCAACACTACCACCCAAGACTGTTGAGAGTTTATCTATTGCGAAATTAGATCCTAAAACCATCAAGATAGATGAAACTAAGTTTCAACCGAAAGAGCAATACCGGGAAGGGATTATCGAATCCATTGCAAATGATTATGATCCGGTGGAATGGGAAGAACCGTTATTATGGAAAGAACCTGAAACAGGTAACCTGTTTGTGGTTCGCGGCCACCACAGACAGAAGGGTGTATTAAAAGGAAACATCACTAATGTTTCATATAAAATATTACCGGAAGGAACTACGTTAGAAGAAGCACAGAAATACGCCAAGAGTGAAAAGCGGGATGTTCCTACTGATTTGGAAAATGCGTCTACAATAAGGGAAAGACATGAAGCAGGGGAATCCATAACACAGATTGCCAAAGATATGCCTCAGATTGCTCCAAGAGCCAAAACAGACTTGTCGAGGCAAGCAGCTGTTAGGGGAATATTGAATCTTGGTTACCTGGATACAAAGGGGAAGTTTAGAGAGAACTATGAAAGCACAAATGAATTCCCGAGAATAATAGGGCAGGCGAAAAGTATAGGAGCGTATCGGCGTAAGTATCCATGGATAACCGACAGACACGAAGACGATATATTCACTTATTTGTATACAGAAAATGGTATTAAGGGGGACATGGATGTTTTTGATTTGGGATTAATAAAGACACTTGAACGCATGGATCAAATGTCGGAAGAAGAACGCCCTGAACGCCTTATTCAAACATTACGAAAGGATGTATTAAAACCGGCAGAAGATACCCATAGTGAAATTTTACAGGAAATTAAAGATTTACAGGGACATATTGACGTATTAAATCGGCAGTTGGATGATCCTGAATCTATGAAATCTTTAGTAAAAACCAGGATGGAATCTAAAGGTGAGGGTGAAGTTAAGGCATTGCAGGCGGTTAAACGTAAATTGGAGGACCGGCGTAAAGAAGCCAAACGGGTATTGTTAGATAAAATTGCTCAAACACATAAACCGGATGAATCTCAAAGTGCATTATTTGAACCACTGTACCAATACGGAATGTTTGGAGGCGGAGAAACTTTATATGATATGACGCCGACGCAAGAAAGAGAACAGGCGAATATTATTAATGAAACGAAACGTGTAAAAAATGAACTTGATTTATTGGCGAAACAATACAGAAATAAAGTAATTAAACCATCAGTATATTATAAACAATGGGAAAAACTTAAATCACAAGAAAACCAATTACAAAAACGTCAATCAAAATTAGACAAACAGGTAAAAGAGAAACATCTTAAAAAGCCTATAGGAGAGCAAGAAGGGTTATTTGAGCCGACAGCACCTTATGGAACAGATGCTTTCAAGAAGTGGTTTGGGGGTTCTAAAGTCGTGGATGAAAATGGCGATCCATTGGTGGCATACCACGGGAGTCCAAGTTCGGCTGATATAGAAATGTTTAAGTATGACCCAAGGGATGGAGGCGAGGACGCAAGTGGAATTGGATTCTACTTTACATCTTCTCCGTCAGAAGCAAGTGGTTATTCAGATGTTCAGATTGATCCCAGAAAACAGGGAACTAAAAAATCACCGGGGATACTACCAGTATATATTAGTATAAAAAATCCAATTATATTAGAAGGGCAGGAAAATATACTTGACGCGAAAGAATTAGACTTTAATTCAGATCAAGCCTATGAAATAATAAAACATTCCCCTGATATATATGATTACGACAATACTTCTGTCTGGAATTGGATGGATATTAGTGGGTACGATAAGGTTGAGGAATGGATGATTAGAGACGTAGCTGAAAGCTATAAGGGGAGTTATTGGTCTATTTATAATGACCATTTCAAAGGAGAACAACAAGCTTTTGTAACCGCTATTGAAAAAGTGCTTGGATATGATGGTGTTATTAGAACCTTCCCAAGCGAAACACCAATGGGAAGAAAGATGGAAAAGAGGAGTCATTATATTCCGTTTAAACCCACCCAAATAAAATCAGCTATAGGAAATGTTGGAACATTTGATCCCACAGATCCAAGTATTTTAGCGGATCCGGCAATACCCTACGGCAAAAAAGATACTTTCTTTTCAAAAGCATTACGTGTAGTAAGAGATAAGTTTTCCAATAAGATGGCTTCCATGAGCGTAGTTAATTGGCTGAAAAAGAACCAAGTCAAAGACGAAGAAATATATTGGTTGGATATTAAAGGTCTCACTGAAGGCAAAAAGCACGTTACCCGTGAAGAATTGCTAGAGTGGATTAACTCCCATGAGATAACGGTTACGGAGGTGATGAAGGGCGTAACCCCACCGGATGCTGTGGAACCTAATATGTTTGGCGAAATGACGGTATTAGTGGGGGACAATCAACCTAAACACTCCCAATACCAACTTGAAGGCGAAAGAGAAGATTATCGGGAATTGTTATTGACGTTGCCTGTAAAGAAAAAACTTGTAGCAAGAAAAAGAGGTGGTTTTTGGTCTGTATATAACCAAACAGATAATTTGTGGAACAAAACAGTTTTTGAAAATAAAGAACACGCAGAAAGATTTATTAAAGAATCAGAAGATTACCACTTAACTATAAGCGGAAAACCATTAAACCAAGACCCGTTTAAATCCCCCCACTTCGACGAACCAAACATATTAGCCCACATCCGTTTTAACACCCGCTACGATGCAGACGGTAATAAGGTACTGTTCATCGAAGAATTTCAATCAGATTGGCAGATGAAAGGGTTGGATGAGGGGTTTGCGAGAGATGGCAATTATACTGTAAAAGATGTATTTAATATTAAAGTTATTTATGGTGAAAAATCTTTTAAGAACAAACAATATGTGGAATTTGATGTTGGAAACGAATTTATGTCTTCACATTATGTTGCAGAAATTAAAGAAAATCAAACCAAAGAAGATGCTATTCAAGAAAGATTAAATAAACTAAATAAATCAGTATATTTTTATCCCATATTTCAAAAGAAAAAAGGCATTTCCCCCGCCCCATTCGTTAGCGACAAAAAAGGTGAAGCGTCAAACGAGTGGATAAGGTTAGCCTTAAAACGGATGATGCGATACGGAGCAGAAAACGGATTTGATAAAATCGCATGGACGACAGGTTCACAGCAGATTGACCGATGGGAGAGCAATCTACGAAAGAATGTGGATAAGATTCATTGGCAGAAGAACGATAGGGTTGCTTATGAAAATTGGCTTGTAGGTGGGAGGAAAGGTCAGTTTATAGCAGGCGGTGTTATTGTGAATGGATTAAAGAATAA